GTGTCGCGCGTGGCGTATCAACCCGCAGACCCCCCTAGACGTGTTGGAGGTGGTGGTGATGGCGAGCCCGCAGCCGTTGCCGCCGAAGCTGAAGCTGATCCATGGCCGCGGCAACGGCCGCGACTCGGGCGGTCGGCCTGTCGCCGAGCCGCCTGCGTTCCGGCGGTTGCCGCCGGAGGCTCCCGAGTGGCTGCCGGCGGAGGCTCGCGCCGAGTGGGAGCGGGTGGTGCCGGAGCTGTCCCGGCTCGACCTGGTCAAGCCGATCGACCGCGCAGCTCTCACGGCCTACTGCCTGACGTGGGATCGCCTGGTGCGGGCGCAGCGGGAGCTGGAGGCCGACGGCGGGTCGGTGCTCGGCGAGAACTCGCAGGGCCGTGTGCGTCACCCGGCAGTCGCGGTGATCGAGGCGGCGAGTAAGGAGCTGCGTGCCTGGGCGCAGGAGTTCGGCTTGACCCCCTCGGCGGAGAACCGGGTGGCGAGGGGGTCCAGCGGTGGCGGGGAAGAGGACAACCCGTACGCGTGAGCCGACCGCACCCGAGGCGCTCCTGCCGCCGAAGGCTGAACTCGAGCGGCTGAAGCTGTCGCCTGAGGTCGCCTGGTATCTCGTCTCGCGTGGCATTCCGCTGCCGGACTGCCCGCCGCGGTGGAAGACACCGGAGCCGCGGACCGCCAAGGGCGCGCGGTTCGACCCGGAGCGGGTGGACCGGGTGCTGCGGGCGCTGCGGCACCTGCAGCACACCAAGGGGTCGCAGTTCGCGGGGCGGCCGCTGGTGCCGGACCCGTGGCAGGTCGCGTATGTGATCGCCCCGGTTTTCGGCTGGGTGCGTGAGGTCCGGCCCGGGGTGTGGGCGCGGATCATCACGAGCCTGTACGTCGACATCCCACGGCGTAACGGCAAGACCACCCTGTCGGGTGGCTTGGCGATGTACCTGACGTGCGCCGACGGCGAGGAGGGCGCCGAGGTGTATGCCCTGGCCGCGGGCAAGGATCAGGCGCGCAAGACGTTCGACCCGGTCAAGGCGATCGCTGAGAAGTCGCCGTCGGTGGGCCCGAACGTTAAGTGCCTGGCCGACAAGATCGTCCACAAGCGGTCGGGCTCCTTCTTCCAGGTCGTGTCGAGTGTCGCCGACCTGATGCACGGGGCGAACGTGCATGGGGCAGTCATTGACGAGCTGCACGTGCACAAGTCCCCGGACCTGGTGGAGGCGGTCGAGACGGGCACCGGCTCCCGGCTACAGCCGCTGGTGGTCATCATCACCACCGCGGATGACGGGCGGATGGACACCGTCTACGCCCGCAAGCGCAAGTACATCGAGCAGCTGGCCCGCCGGGTCATCCGGGATGAGTCGACGTATGGGGTCATCTGGTGCGCCGATGACGACGACGACCCGTTCGCCGAGGCGACCTGGAGGAAGGCGAACCCGGGCTACGGGATCTCGCCGACGAGGGAGTACCTCGAGCGCGCGGCGCGCAAGGCGCAGAACTCTCCCGCGGACCTGGCGGCGTTCCTCCGACTGCATCTCGGCATCCGCACCAAGCGGGCGGCGCGGTACATCGAGATGCACGTGTGGGATCGGCCGGCGAATGCCACCTATGTGGATGAGCGCGCGCTGCGCCACCGTGAGGCGTACGGCGGCCTGGACCTGGCGTCCACGTCGGATCTGACCGCACTGGCGTGGACGTTCCCCGCCCCTGACGGGGTGTCGTTCGACACGATTTGGCGGTTTTGGACGCCGGAGGCGAATCTGCGCCGGCTGGATGAGCGGACCGCGGGCATGGCGTCGGTGTGGGTGCGTGAGGGCTGGCTGCGGGTCACCCCGGGCGAGGTCATCGACTACGAGTGGGTGCGCCGGGACATCAACGCTGACCGCGAGCGGTTCGTCGTACGCGAGATCGCCTACGACCGGTGGAACGCGTCTCAGCTGGTCATCCAGCTGCGGGACGAGGACGGTGCACCGATGGTCCAGATGGGCCAGGGGTACATGGCCATGTCGCCGCCGTTGAAGGAGATGCTGCGGCTGCTCAAGGAGGGCCGCTACCGGCACGGCGGGAATCCGGTGGCCCGCTGGTGTGTGGACAACCTGGCCGTGGCGATGGACCCGGCCGGAAACGTCAAGCCGGACAAGGAACGCTCCGGCGACAAGATCGACGGCGTGGTGGCTGCGGTCATGGCCCTGGATCGGGCGATCAACCGGCCGAAGCCGCGCCGCAGCGCCTACGACGACGACCGCGGCCTCATGGTCGTGTAGCCCGGGAGGTGGAGGACCCCATGCTGACCATTCGCCGTCGCCGGGTTGTCGTCAACCTCGTCTCCGGTGAGGCGATCGTCGGTGAGCGCGCCTGGTCATGGCCGTGGCGGCTGGTACTCGTCAACGCTCAGGTGCACCCGGAGCACGGCGAGTCGGTGCCGATGGACGGCCGTGTGCGGGTGCCGTGGCCGCGGGTGGCGTACCTGCAGGTGGTGGGCTGATGCCGTTCGTCGTCTCGCGTGGCTCGCTGCGGGCCTTGGAGCCGCCGACCGGCTGGCAGTCGTCGTGGCCGAGCTACTCGGCCACCCTGTCCCGCAATCTGACGCTCACGTACGCGGCGATCTACCGGTCGCAACCCGCGGTCCGCACGGTGGTCGGCTTCCTGGCCCGCAACATCGCGCAGCTCGGGCTGCACGCCTACCGGCGCCTGTCGGATACCGATCGGGAGCGGCTCACCGATCACCCGGTGGCGCGGCTGCTGGCCCAACCCAACCCAACCACCACCACGTACCGGCTGATTCGGGCGCTGGTGTCCGACATCGCCATCTACGACAACGCCTACTGGGTGAAGCTGCGCGCCGAGGACGGGCAGCCGGTCGGGGTGCGGCGTATCCAGCCGTGGCGGGTTGAGCCTCTGGGCCCGGAGTCGACCGACCCGGAGGGGTACCGGATTCACGGCAGCCGCGGCTACCTGGACCTGCCGGCCGACCAGGTGGTCCACTTCCGCGGCTACAACCCGGACGATGAGCGTGTCGGTGTATCGCCGATCGAGTCGCTGCGCCAGGTGCTCGCCGAGGAGTATGCGGCCACGTCGTGGCGGGAGCAGATGTGGCGCAACGGCGCCAGGGTCTCCGGCTACATCAAGCGCCCGGTCGACGCGCCGGAGTGGGGTGAGCGTGCCCGTGAGCGGTTCCGGGCGGAGTGGCAGGCCCAGTACACCGGCGACGGCCCAGCCGCCGGTGGTACGCCGATCCTCGAGGACGGCATGGAGTTCGTGCCGGCGGCGATCAACCCGCGCGAGGCGCAGTACGTCGAGTCCCGCAAGCTCACGCGGGAGGAGGTCGCTGCGGCGTACTACATCGCGCCGCCGCTGGTCGGCATCCTCGACCACGCCACGTTCTCCAACTTGCGCGAGCAGCACAAGGCGCTGTACCAGGACACGTTGGGCCCGTGGTGTGCGGAGATCGAGCAGGAGATCGGCCTGCAGCTGATCCCGGACCTGCCGGACAGCGATAACGTGTACGTCGAGTTCAACATCGCCGAGAAGCTGCAGGGCTCGTTCGAGGAGCAGGCCGCTTTGCTGCAGACCGCGGTCGGTGCCCCGTACATGACCCGCAACGAGGCCCGCGGGATCCTGAATTTGCCCAGGATCGAGGGCGGCGACGAGCTGATTGTGCCGCTCAACGTCCTCGAGGGCGGGCTGGCCAGCCCCCGCGACACCGCGCCGAAGACACGGGGACGGGGACGGGGATCGAAGGTGCGTGTGGCCCGGGCGAAGGGTCGCGCGCCGGCGGAGTACGACGACGAGGCCACCGCCATGATGCAGGCGTTCTTCGCCCGCCAGGGCGCGGTGGTCCGGACCCGGCTCGGTGCGGCCAAGTCCCGCGGCGCGAAGGCGTCGATCGCGGACATTTTCGACGTCGACCGGTGGGATCGCGAGCTGGCCGAGGACCTGCTGCAGATAGCGCTGCGGGTGGCCCGCGCGGTTGCCAGGGATGTCCTGTCCGCGCTCGGACTGGACCCGCAGCGGTACGACGAGCCGCGGACGCTTCCGTTCCAGCGGGCGGTCGCGCAGCGGGTGGCGCACTCGGTCAACCTGGTAACCCGCTCGCAGATCGAGGCGGCCCTCGATGACGACGACCCGTTCGCCGCGGTGGAGCATGTGTTCGAGGTGGCCGAGTCGCAGCGGGCGCAGGAGATCGCGACCACCCATGTCACCGCCAGCTCGGGCTTCGCCTCGCAGGAGGCGGTCAAGCAGACCGGCCGGAGGGCCACGAAGACCTGGCTGGTGACGAGCAAAAACCCCAGGCCGACCCACCTGGTCATGCATGGCCAGACAGTCGACCTGGAGGAGAGGTTCTCGAACGGCGCCAAGTGGCCCGCCGACGCCGCACTGCCCGTCGACGAGGTGGCCGGATGCCGGTGCGAGCTGGAAATCACCGTAGAGGACGACGACGATGAGGACTAAGACCTTCCCCGCCCACGTCAAGGCCGCGGGCGAGCAGGACGGCTTGGAGCGCGGGCAGTTCGAGGCCATCGTCAGCGTGTTCGGCAACGTCGACCACTACGGCGACGTAGTCATGCCCGGCGCTTTCTCCCGCACCCTCGCCGAGTGGAAGGCCAGCGGCGATCCGATCCCGGTGATCTGGTCGCACCAGATCGGCGACCCCGAGTCGCACATCGGCTACGTGCTCGACGCCGCGGAACTCCTCCCCGGTGACGAGCGGCTGCCGGAGAAGCTGCGCAACAATGGCGGGCTGTGGGTGCGCGCCCAGCTCGACCTGGACGAACCGCGGGCGGCCAAGGTACACCGACTGCTCAAGGGCCGCCGGGTCAAGCAGTTCAGCTTCAGCTACGACATCCGCGACGGCGCGTGGGGGGAACGCGACGGTAAGCGGGTGTACGAGCTGCGCGACCTCGATTTGCTCGAGGTCGGCCCCACTCTGCTCGGCGCGAACGCATCAACTGACCTGATCAGGGCGAAGGCCGGCACCTGCCCCACCTGCGGGCACGAGCTCGACAGCAAGCAGGCCAGGCCAGCACCGGCCAACGACGAGGAGCCCGCGGCCGCCACCGTGCCGCCGCCGGCCAAGTCGGAGGAGCCCAACCTGAGCCCCGCCTCCGTCCTGCTGTCACTGCAGGTCGACGCGCTCGCGTACGACCTAGACGACATCATCGGAGGGAACTGATCATGAACACCGCACTCATAGAACGGCTCAAGAAGGAGCTGGCCGAGGCGCTCGCCCCGGCCCGTGACATCGCGGCAAAGGCGGAGGCTGAGGGTCGTGACCTGACCGCCGAGGAGCGGGAGAAGGTCATGGCCGCCGTCAAGGCCGGCAACGCCATCAAGGCGCGCATCGAGCAGGCCAAGGCGGACAGCGACCTCACCCGGCAGCTCGGCGAGCTGGGCGAGGGCATCGTGGTCGAGCCTGGCGCCAAGGCTGCCCAGCCGACCGGAGACCTGTGGACGCCGCGCAAGGGCGAGACGCTCGGCCAGGCGTTCGTCAGCTCCGCGCAGTACAAGTCGCTGCTCGCGCAAGCGCACGGCGGTGGGTTCGGCAAGAACCAGCGCGTGCACATGGAGCCGTTCGGCATCAAGTCGCTGATCACCGGCGCGTCGGACACGTCCGCCGGGGCGCTGGTGCCGACCGACTACCAGGGTCTCCTGCTCGGCCTGGAGGCTGTGCAGCGTCCGCTGACGCTGCGGTCGCTGGTGTCGTCCGGTACCACCGGCTCCGACACGGTCGAGTACGTGCGGGTCGTGTCGGTTACTAACAGCGCCGCCCCGGTCGCTGAGGCCACCACCGCGGCGGGCCCGACCGCCAACACCACCACCGGCGAGCTGACCCTGCCGGCCGGCGCCGGGGTCAAGCCCGAATCGGGCATGACCCTGGAGAAGATCACCGAGTCGGTCAAGACGATCGCCCACTGGCTGCCGACCACCAAGCGGGCCTTGGCCGACGCTGGCCAGGTCCGCACGCTGATCGACCAGTTCCTCCGCTACGGCTTGGAGGAGGAGCTGGAGGACCAGATGATCAACGGCGACGGTACCGGTGAGAACTTCACCGGGCTGGCGAACGTCTCCGGTATCCAGTCGCAGCCGTGGTCGGCGACGATGCAGGGCCAAGGTCTGGACCCGCTGCTGGAGACCACCCTCAAGGCGCGGACCAAGGTCCGCACCGTGGGCAGGTCGATCCCGACCGCGTACGTGTTCAACCCCGCCGACTGGGAGCGGATCCACCTGGCCCGGCTGGCGAAGAACCCGAACAACGAGGGCACGATGGGTGCCATTCCGACCCTGCACGGCCTGCCGGTCGTGGAGTCGGAGGCCGTCCCGGTCGGCACCGGCTGGGTGGCCGACTGGCGCAAGGCGGTGCTGTGGGACCGCGAGCAGGCGCTTATCACCGCTACCGACAGCCACGCGGATTTCTTTGTCCGGAACCTGGTGGCGATCCTCGCCGAGATGCGCGCGGCGTTCGGTGTGCTGCAGCCGTCCGCGTTCGTCCAGATCGACCTGACGGAGTAGTGCTGATCCGATCGACAACTGTTGGTGGGCGCTGCCCGCTGTGCGGCACTAGCCACGCCTCCTGCGGGCAGCCCACCAACGTCACCGCTGTCGACATCTCGACACGAAGGGAGCGTGCCGTGGGGCCAGTCCGCAAGTACAAGGTCACCGTCAACGGCTACCGGACGGTGTTGCGGCTCACTGAGGCGGACGCCAAGGCATATCCGGGTGCTGTCCCGGTCGACGAGGCCGGCGCGTCGCAGGTCAGCGCGTCGGAGACCTCGGCGAAGTCCCGCACGCCGGCGCACAAGGCCCGCCGAGGCAAGGACAAGTAGGTCGCCGTGGCGTCTCTGGTCACCGTCGAGCAGTTCGCCGCGTACCCGCGGGTGATCGCCGCTGGCGTGCCCACCGAGGGTGCGCTGCCGCTGCTGGAGGCCGTCAGTGACGAAGTTCGCGACTACTGCGGCTGGCACATCGCCCCGGCGGTGACCGAGACGGTCACGGTGGACGGATCGGGTGGCGAGGTGCTGGCTCTGCCGACCCTGCACCTGACCAGACTGGTGTCCGTCACCGAGGACGGCGCCGAGCTGGCTGTCGCGAGCATCGAGTGGTCGCAGGCCGGCTACCTGCGCAAGCTGGGCGGCTGCTGGACATCCGCGCTGCGGGGTGTGGTTGCCGAGATCGAGCACGGCTACCCGGAGACACCGCCCGGCCTGGTGGCCCTGGTGTGCGAGGTGGCGCTGCGCGCCCTGACCGTCCCGGCCGGCGTGGGCAGGGAGTCGTCGGGCGGCGAGTCGGTGACCTGGACCGAGCCACCGACCCTGCTGCCGCGGGAGATGCGGATGCTGGACCGTAGGTATGCGATCGCGGGGCGGCCATGATCAGCTTCCATCGGGACACGATCACGGTGCTGCGCGCGCCGCTCGTCGACGACGGGTACGGCAACCAGGTGCCCGACTGGTCCAACCCGTCTCGCACAGAGGTGACCGGCTGCCGGCTGCAGCCGGAGCGGGCCGCCGACTACGTGCTGGACCGGGAGGCGGTCACCACCCGCTGGCGACTGTTCGCCCCGGCGAGTATCGACCTGCGCTCGACGGACCGAGTTGAGCACAACGGAGTGGTGTACGAGGTTGACGGATCCCCTGAGCGGTGGCCGTCCCCAACTAAACGCCTGGCGCATGTGGAGGTGCTGCTGCGTAGGACGGAGGGCTGAGCCGTGGCCATGCGGGTGCGGATCAAGCTCAACCGGCGGGGCGTGCACCAGGTGCTCGTCTCGGCGGAGACGCAGGAGATGCTCCGGGCTAAGGCTGAGGCGATCGCCGAGGCGGTGCGCGCCGCGGGCATCGCCGTGGAGGGTGAGCCGGGCGACGTGCCACTGCCGGTCACCACCAACGTCACCGGCCGCGGTATCCGCGCCCGCGGCTACGTGAACCTGGACCACCCGTCCGGTGTGGCGGTGGAGGCCAAGCACGGCATCCTCACCTCGTCGATCGACGCCGCCCGGGGTGCCTGATGTGGCCGGTCGCGCTGTATCCGGACGCCGAGCTGGTCGCTGTCACCTGGCTGCGGGCACGGCTCGCCGAGCGGTCGGAGCCGTACGCGGCCGGGGTGACCGTAGGCACGAAGCTGCCGCCGGGACAGTCGCCCGGCAGGTACGTGAGGATCCGCCGGCTGGGCGGGGTCGAGCTGCACGAGGTCGCGGACTCGCCGCGCCTGCAGGCACAGGTCTGGTACGAGACCGGATCGCCGACCGACGAGAAGAACCGCAACGACCTGGCACAGCTGGTGTGGGCGCTGCTGCGCGGCATCCGCGGCCAGTCGGTGACGATCCCCAGCTGGCCGGTGCCGGTCGTCTGCTACCGGGTCGTCACGTTCTCGGCGCCGATCCCCGTGCCGGATCCAGCTGACGAGTCGCGCACGGTCTCGCAGCTCGCTGTCGAGATCGGGATGCGCGGCCGCGCTCTCTGACGTAGCCCGCGCTGCTCCCCGGCGATCAGCCGCCGGGCCATCACCATGCACCGAGGGAGATCATCATGGCGGTCGATATCGACCTGATCCGCGCGTACACCGACGGTGGGGTCTACACCCACGAGCCGAACGCTCTGCCGGCGGAGATCACCCCGCCGACTGATGCGTCAACCCCACTGGCGGCCGGGTTCAAGGTGGTCGGCGCGATCAGCAGCGACGGCATCACCGAATCCACCGCCCAGGAGCGGACCGACATCTTCATCTGGCAGAGCAACACGCTGGCCCGGAGGATCCCCGGCCAGTTCACGAAAACCTTCACGTTCGCCGCGGCCGAGACGAGCCTGCTCAACCTCGGCCTCCAGTTCCCGGGCTCGCTGGTGGAGGCCACCAGCGAGGGCGCGAAGGTCGAGGAGAAGCCGCCGACCACCGATATCCGGGCCTGGGTGCTGCACGGCATGGACGGCGCCAACCGGGCCCAGCGGATCTACCTGCCCAAGGCGGAGATCACCGAGCGTGGCGACGTGGTGTGGTCGGCGGCCGGCATCACCGTCTACGAGTGGACCCTGACTGCCTACGTCGACGACAACGGCGTGGTCGCCTACCGGTACTACCTTGACCCGGACATGGCCACGACGTGACGGTCACGGGCCCGCGGTCACGCTCGGGTCCGGGCTGACCGCGCCGCCGACGAGACCGAGGCCGCCGAGGCCGACGCAGCCGAGGCAGCAGAGCACGACCAGCAGAGTCGGCACGGCGATCCACGCGATGATGAGCCACAGCGCCACCGTGCCAGCGCGGTCAGGGTGCCGCTCGATGTGCACGCTCGGCGGCTGATATGGCTGTTGTGGGTGCATGCGGCCATCATGCCGCGCCAGCACAACCCTCGTCATCGACTGTCTCTCCCTAGTCGCATCGGCGGGCCCGTATGCGGGCTCGGGCCTGCCGATGCCCAAAGCCCGCATGCCCGCAGACTGCGAGATCAACATGAGCGAGGTGTTCGACCTTGACGCCGTAGCGGCCGAGGAGACCAAGGAGCCGTTGCGGTTCCGCTGGCAGGGTCGCGAGTGGACGCTCGCGCACATGACCGGTGTCGACTGGCGTGTCGTCGAGCTGGCCAGCACCGGCGACATGGAGGCCATCCGCCGAGCATTCCGCTACGGCATGGGCGAGGAGCAGTACGAGGAGTTCGAAAAGGTGCCGCAGCCGATCGCCGCCATGACTGCACTGTTCCGCCAGTGGCTGCGACACAACGGGCTCACCGAGGGGGAATCCGAGGCCTCGCCCGGCTCCTCCGGGAGCACGGCGAGGCAATCGACGCGTCCCTCGCAGCGCACTACCCGGGCGTCCGACTCGGGCTGCTCTTCACCGGCGAGCTGAGCCCGCGGCGGCTGCTGAGCCTGATCCGTCACCTGCCGCTGAACTCGCCGCTCGGCGTCGCGCTGTACGGCGAGGCGGCGCGGTGGGACATCACCACGCACCTGCTGGCCACCGCGGTTGACGCGCTGATCGGCGCGAACTGGCAGAGGGGCGGCGGCAAGGGGCCGCGGCCGAAACCGATCCCGCGGCCGAACCCGCGGAGCGAAGAACGTAAACGCGACTACGTGGACCGCCTGAGGCGTCTGGGGTTGATCGGCACCGGGGGGTGACCGCCGTGGCAGCGACCGAGGTGGACGCGAAAACCGAGGTCGGCACCGCGTACGTCACCATCATCCCCTCCGCCAAGGGGTTCGCCCGAAACCTCCAGAAGGAGATCGCCAAGGAGTTTGCTGGCTCCAACTTGGATAAGGCGATCGCGGAGGCGCTCGGCGACAGGAAGCCGGTCAAGCTGCCGGTGCAGCCGGAGGTCGATCCGACCAAGGTGCCGGACGAGCTGCCGGTACGCCCGGGACGGGAGCCGAAACTGCCGGTCGAGCTGGACCCCCTGGCGCGGGAGTTCCAGGCCGAGGTCCGGCGGCAGGTGTCGGCGCTGTCCCGCGAGGTCAGCGCCTCGATCCCGATCGGCGCGGACACCGCGGAGCTGCGCTCCGAGCTGGCGGCGGAGATCGCCAGGCTGGAGCGGGAGCTGGCGGCGGAGATCCCTACCGAGCCGGCCAAGCAGCGCGAGTACGAGGCCCGGGTGCGGGCGCTCGTCAACGATGTCGAGCAGCGGGTGCGGGCCCGGATCCCGGTTGAGGTCGACGTGGACCGCAACCGCCTCGCGACGTCGGTGCTGCAGACCGTCCGGTCAGCGATGGGCCAGCTGTCGTCCGCGGCATCCACCGTGGTCGGCGCGGTCAGCAGCGCGACGTCCAGCCTCACCGGCCTGGCCACAACGCTCCTCGCGGTCGGCTCGGCCATGTCGCTGTCGGTGTCCGGCGCCTATCTGCTCGGCGGCGCGATCGGGGCACTGCCGGGCGCCATTGCCGGGGCGGCGGCGGCGATCGGGGTACTGTCGCTGGGCCTGACGGGCATTGTCGACCGCTTGGAGGAGGCCGCGACCGGCGCTGACATTGCTGAGGAGGAGCTGGCCAAGCTGGCGCCGGCCGCCCGGGAGGTCGTCGGCGTGGTCAAAGGGCTCGCGCCGGCGTTTGAGCAGCTGCGGCTGGGCGTGCAGCAGAAGCTGTTTGCCGGCCTCGGCGGTGTGGTGCGGAATCTGGCGCAGGCGTGGATGCCGCAGCTGACTAAGACCCTCGGCGCCTACGCGGACACGTTCAACCGGTTGGTCAAGGCCGCGGCCAAGTCGGTGTCGCAGAAGTCGTTCATCGACAACATCTCGGCGGGTGCTGAGTCGGCCCGCCGGGCGTTGGAGCGGGTCGGTAAGGCCGTGTCGGGGCCGCTGGTGGAGGCGTTCGGCCGGCTGTCCCGTGCCGCGGGGCCGCTCATCGAGCGCCTGGGGGACGAGGTCGCGCAGCTGGTCGAGGATTTCGCGTCCTGGATCGAGCAGGTCGACAGGTCCGGCTCGCTGGACCAGTTCTTCACGCGTGCCGGGCAGATCCTCAGCGACCTGGTCGAGATGGGCCGGGACGTCGCCAGCATTTTCGGGTCGATCATGTCGATCTTGTTTGGCAAGGAGTCGATCACCAACAGCCCCTGGAACGCGCTGCGCGACACCCTCGACCAGCTGGCCGATTGGTTCAAGGACCCCGAGAACCAAGAAAAGGTACGCGGATTCTTCGACGACGTCGAGAAGTTCTTGACCCAGGATCTGCCGAACGCGATCCGCACCGCCAAATCCGTGATCGACACGGTCGACGGCTGGCTGGACACGGTCGAGCGGTGGCGGGAGCGGATCGACCAGTGGCGGGCCCGCGTTCAGGACGCGGCCCGCGCGGTCGGCGCGGCACTCCTGTCGCTGGGCTGGCCGGTGACGTGGGTGATCAACCAGTTCGGTCGGCTACGGGACGGCGCGGCCCGGCAGGCCCAGCAGCTGGTGGCCTGGATGAGGGGGCTCCCGGGCCGGATCGTCGCCGCGCTGGGCGACACAGGCGGGCTGCTGTGGCAGGCCGGGCGCAACATCGTCCAGGGTCTGATTGACGGCATTCGCAGCCGGCTCCCGTCGGTGGGGTCGACGATGAGAGCCCTGGCAGGGCTCATCGCCGCCTACCTGCCGCACTCGCCGGCCAAGCTGGGGCCGCTGTCGGGCAGAGGGTCGCCGTACCACTCTGGCCAGTCGATCGCCCGGATGCTGGCTGCCGGTGTCACCGACACGCTCGGCGCGGTGGAGTCGGCCGCAGCCAACCTGGCCAGCGTGCTCGCGACCACCGGGTCCTCGCCGGTTCCGGCGGGAGGGCGGATCGCGCGAGTCGCCGAGGCCGGGCAGGCCGAGGCCATCATCCCGCTCGACGAGATAGATCGCGTCC